CTCCTGTCGTGGTGATGTACGACCCTTGGCTAGCCTCAACCTGATCCGTTTCTTTGAACTTGATGATCGGTATGGCGTCCTCAATAGCAAAGTCACACGCAGACATGATCAGATCACCTGTCATGGTGCCACCAATTAATGCAAGTGCGCTAACGTCATCCGCAGTCAATGCTCTTACTGCTGAACCAGTTACGTGCCCAGCTGCATTCACTGTTATGTCAGAATATACATCTGCGCCTGTTAATGCTGCACCAGGATCTACACCATCGCTTGGGTGGTTATAAAGGTTTGCACCATCATCAATGCCAGTTAGCTTTGTTTGCTCGGCATCTGTGAATGCGTTTGTATCTGCATTAGCTTCATATACAGCTTTAATATCGCCCTGCACTACACCAGATGCGTCAGTTTTTAGAAATGTGCCATTTGTAATTGTAACGCCTGTGCCTTCGGCATATTTGGCACCATACTTTAAATCAATAGTACCTGCGATTGGTGTGCTGGCGAGTTCATCTTGTATGTTAATAGTTGCGTTGTCCAATGCGGACACACTGCCGTTTTCAACACTGAGGATATCGTCCCCGTTTGTTCCGTTATTAGTAACTGAGTTAGTAATGGAAATGTTCACATTACCTATAAACTGGATATTTCCAGCGAGCGCGATCAATGGACGTGTTAGGGCACTATCCCATGTAGCAATGATTGTTGAGTTTTGAATACATGATCCCGGCAATCCCCAATACGGGTCAGGTGAACCACCAATGAAGAATCGGCCTGTTGTATTCCAAGTAACTGTATCAATGTAAATGTTGCCGCCGTTGCTGTTTCCAGCGACAGCAAGGCCAGTGAGACCGGAGTTAATAGTCATATTATAGAACTGGAAGTATTGTGTATTTGAACTGTTACACCTGTCAAAGTTCAAAATTGTAGTACCTATACCAGCCCCGTAAATTGTTAGGTATTGTGTATTTGAGTGTGGTTCGAGATCACCGACATGGTTGTAAGTTCCAGCTGCTACTTCGAGCTCAAGCATCCCAACGCCAGAATATGTTGTTTCTACATATAAAAGTGCGTTTGCAATTGTATCAAATGGATCGTTATTGCCTTCAGGATCAGCCGGGTTAGCAACACCAAGGGTGCCGTCAACAAAAATATAAACATAGCCGGACGACGCACGGTTAGCTTTGTCATCCAAGGCAGTCTGCAATCCTGTGGTATCCCCAATAACGTGCCCATGACCGACGGCCGCTTTTCCAGCCAGGTCTGCTACCAGATCGGTAACGTCAGACTGCGGATGTGTGTGTGAGCTCAGGGCTTTCCCATCGAGAGCAGTCTGCAGCCCCGTGGTGTTAGAGATTGTGTGGGTGTGCGAGAAAGGAGCGTAACGAATGTCCCCAGCTGCGCGTAGGACGAAGCTGTAGGTTGCTGAAACTCCACCATCTCGGTCCATCTGACCCAGCGGAGCAATGAGCGCTCCGTAGTCATCTTGCTGGGAAAAGAGTATTAAGTTTCCGGCGACCATAGAAATGTTAGTGCACCGGCTGCCACTTGTGTGGTCAGTTTCGTTCAACTGGAAGGTGGGCCCGATACCCTCAAGTTTGATAACGTCCGTAATTGGTTCATCAAATGTGGTGAGACCGGTGAAAGTGTTGGGCCCGGCCAGAGTTGAATAAAGGCTGAGATCGGCAGCGTCTGCCTTGTCATCCAGAGCCGTCTGAAGCCCGGTCGTGTCGCCGATGATGTGGCCATGCCCGGTGTCCGACTTACCATCGAGAGCACCCTGTAGACCTGTCGTGTCCGCAATAACGTGTCCGTGCCCATCGTCGGATTTGGCATCCAATGCACCTTGGAGGCCTGTGACATCACCAACGATGTGGGCGTGACCGGTGTCTGTTTTACCATCCAATGCAGTTTGAAGACCTGTCGTATCTCCAATGATGTGTGCGTGTGAACTCAAGGCTTTGCCGTCGAGCGTGGTTTGGAGGCTGGTTACATCTGAGATTGCATGACCATGCCCGGTAAAGGCACTCAGAAGGGTGTAGGGCCCAGCCCAATCAACATCCAAATCCGTAGAGCTTAGCTTGGTCAGTGTTTGACCCAGAATACCGCCAGGCAAGACTCCGTCTCCCGCAGGACCCTGTGGACCTGTCTCTCCGGCAATCCATACAGTTCCGGTATAAACGTAGAATCCAGGGTTCGTTGGGGATCTGAAATATAGGGTGCCGGCAACCAATGGGTCTCCATCATTGTCGAGTGTTGGATCCGCGGATTTGACTCCAAGATACCGGTCTTCAAAATTGTCTAAAGTAATTGCCGCAGCGTCCTCAGACGCCAAAGCAGCCGCTGCACTGTTCGCGCTGTTCGTTTCGCTGGTTCCAATATTTCCCAGAGATGTAGCAGCTGCGGCTTCGCTGTCAGACGCATTACCTTCAGATACGAGGGCGGCCGCTGCGGATATCGCAGCAGCAAGCTCGCTCGCCAATGCTGCAGCCTCTGACGCATCTACCAAAACCACATCAGCATTTGTCGTAACGACATCAGCAGCCGTGGCGATTGCGTCCAGACCTGTCTGGGTCTCACTCGAACCTGCCGCAGTTTCAGAAAGCCCTGCAGCCGTTTCGCTGGTTGCAGCGTTACCTTCAGAAATAAGAGCCGCCGCAGCGCTTGCAGCTGATGCAGTCTGAGAATTAAAGGCATTCGTTTCCGCAAGTTCCGCAGCTACTTCTGCCGCTTCTGCGTTTGTCTCGGCAAGCTCAGCAGCAACCTGAGCGATACCAGTCGCTGTCTGCGAAAGACCGGCCGCTGTTTCACTCGAACTCGCATTGGCCTCACTCAGTGCAGCCGCTGTCTCCGAAATACCAGCTGCCGTTTCACTAGAAGCCGCGTTGGTTTCACTTAGCGCGGCAGCAGTCTCCGATAATCCAGCTGCAGTCTCAGACAACCCTGCTGCAGTTTCACTTGCAGCCGCATTTGTCTCTGAGAGACCAGCTGCAGTTTCCGACAGTCCAGCTGCGGTTTCACTCGCAGCAGCGTTCGTCTCACTAAGAGCAGCTGCAGTCTCTGAGAGACCAGAAGCCGTCTCCGAAAGGCCAGAAGCAGTCTCACTTGAGCCAGCGTTGGCCTCGGAGATCCCTGCAGCTGTCTCGGACGCCGCAGCGTTGCCTTCAGACACCAGAGCAGCTGCAGCAGAAATCGCAGCAGCGCTTTGGGATGCCAGAGCAGCAGCTTCACTACCCGCACTCGCTGTCTCAGACAGGCCAGCAGCAGCCTCGGACGCAGCTGCGTTGGTCTCTGATAGATCAGCAGCAGCTTCACTCGCCGCCGATGCGCTCTCGGACGCAGCCGAAGCACTTTCAGATGCAGCAGCAGCAATCTCGGATAGGCCTGCAGCAGTCTCAGATGCACCAGCAGCGGCTACCGATGCAGCCGCCAAAAGCACGTCCGCATTTGTTGTGACAACATCTGCATTCGTAGCAACTCTATCCAGACCTGTTTGTGTCTCGCTTGCAGCCGCAGCGATCTCACTATTCGAAGCGTTGGTTGCAGCTGCACCCGCGTTTGTCTGCGAGATTGCAGCGTCATCTTCACTAGATTGAGCAGCAACCTCTGACGCTAGGGCATTCGTCTCTGCAACTTCAGCAGCCGCTTGGGCAATTTCAGCATTTGTTTCAGCAAGCTCTGCCGCAGTCTGTGCGGTCTGAGCAGCTCCCTCAGACGCGGCCGCATTCGTTTCAGATGCGGCCGTATTCGTTTCACTTGCAGCTGCGTCGATTTCTGCTTGGAGGGCAGATGCGGCCGAAGCAGCAGCAGCGATTGCAGAAGCGTCAGCATCGTCAGCATCACTTCCGATCTGGGCCACTGCGGCCTCTGCACCAAGCTGACCTGCTTCTGATGCTGCCTGAGCGAGTTCCGCAGCAGTCTGAGCAGTCTCGGAGGCCGCCTGTGCTGCCTCAGCAGCGGCTTGAGCAGTTTGTGCGTCAACCTCTGCCGTCTCAGCCGCATCCTTGGCAGCACTGGCATCTGCGAGGACCTGGAGGACCGCATCCTGCTGCATGTTGTCGGCGAAATACATCGAGCCGTCTTCGTTGTACGCAAAAGTAGCGATCCAGACCGGGGAACCAAGAAGATGGCCCGAGCTGAATGTGACCGTGGTCCCGTCGGGGGAGACTGTGTAAAGAGATGGGCTCACCAACTCACGATCCACATAGACGATCGGCTTGGCCACGGCCCCGGCTCCAGGGATCAGCATCGTTCTGCCGGTCTGGTCAGTTCCGGTGTAGATTGTTTGGCCGCCTATGGCCTCAAACTGGTAAAAGAGCGTGCCAATAGACAGCTCCATGACCTGTTCTGTCTGGAGAATTCCCTCCAAGTTTCCAGCGATCTTCAGTATCGCATCAAATCGTGATCCGACGTACTTTTCGATCAGACCTTCTGCGTTATAGCTTACCGAGAGAGATCTTTTCATACTTATAACCCGTTCCTAATACCGAATTGGATGATCTGGCCAGAAGCCAGATTTCGCCCGCTGGCGAAGGCAAACCGAAGGCCTAGGGAGGCTGCTGCAGATTTACGCACGCCCCCTCCGACTACGCTCGAGTAAGTCGAGCTTTGAAGAAAGACGCTGTAAGTGACATGGGTCTCGTTTGCTAAATCGGGGCGGAAGACTTTGACCGTTCCGGAAATCCCAGATGCGTCGAATGCAACTGTCGTTCCACCTGCAGCAATATGGTCGGCAGAGTCACTCTGGATATCAACTCCAGCACTTACTGATCTCGATCTTCGGCCTGCGTGGGCGTATTGGCCCCCCGTAGTATCAAACGTTGACCCATCCGGAGACGTCAGGAGCTCCAATGCAGCGTCACCGCTTGGAAGCACGTTGTAGAGTTCAAAAACATATCCAGAATATAGACCAGAGTTATACCCGAAGAAATTCGCCCAGGATTGTCCTGTGAAGGATTGCTCCGAGATGAACACCAGCCCCCCAGGGTCACCAGTTGCGCCCGTTAAACCGATGTCTCCCTGATCGCCTTGGATACCCTGGATACCTTGAATGCCCTGAATACCTTGTGGACCGGCAGTGCTGACCCAGAGGGAACCAGACCAAGTGAGCAACCCGTCGACCACGGTATCAAAATACATCGCTCCGATCGCCAATGGGTTGCCCTCATTGTCAAGAACCGGCGCCGTAGCGAAATCCCCAAGATACTGGGTCTGGAAGAGAGCGTAGGAATCCGCCGCTGCCACAGCAGATACAGAAGCGTTTCCTTCCGATACTGCGGCAGCCGATTCAGAAGCTGAGGCAGCCGATTCAGAAGCTGAGGCGGCTATTTCAGACGCTGCTGCGTTTGCAGCTGCGGAGTCGGCGTTGGTGATAATCATATTGACGCTGGCCTGGCTCAGCAGATCATCGAAGTAGATTGTCCCATCAGCATTGTAGGCAAAGTCTGCGATCCAGATCAGGTCATCCAGCTCGACTCCTTCGTCGAACGTGACCGTGAGCCCGTCTGATGCAACAGTGTACGTGCTCGGGTCCTGCAGGACCATATTGACATAGACCTGAGGTTTCACCCCGATCTGATCCGCCCCTGGTATCATCATGGAGCGGCTATTCTTGTCGGAACCAGTGAAGACCGTCTGACCATCGGTAGCATCGAATTGGTAGAATAGGACGCCCACACCAAGCTGTGTTGCGTTCGAGATTTCCTGAGCGATGTTTGCAGCTGAAAGCACTGCATCCAGGTTTTCGACAAGTGATTTCAGGGTGTCATAGCTCGACCCCAGATACTTTTCGATTAACCCTGCAGCTCCAGCAACAGCTGAGTTGGCTCGTTTCATTTGAAACCCCGATCCATCAGCTTTGTGGTCCCGGTCTCAACCAGGCTGGTCGATACCAAGTCTTTCTCGATGATTTGCTGACACAGCATGTCGTACCGCTGGTAATGCTCGCTTGCCTTGGCAGCGTGCTCAGGACCGTTCATTGGCGAGATTGCTTTGTAGGCAACATAATGAAAGAGCGGGTCGAACAGTATTTCCGGAATAATCACGGATTGTGTGAGGTCCCCGTTCACCAGCTTGGGGTGCTTCGCCTGGTAAATGATGAAGTACCCGTCGCCATCAACTGGCCCGGGTATTTGGATCGTATCAAAGTTCGGAGTGAACAAAGAAGCGGGGTTCGTCGAGTCGTTCAAGACGAGCTCTTCTCCTTCTTCGTCGAAGACCGCTACGATCTTCATGACGTCATCCAGAAATGGATCGAGTATTGTGTCCACAATGAACTTCTCCACCACTGCGGCGTCACTCACTGCGTATTGCACCTCAAGCGGATACAACGTTCGTCCAGAAGAAGCTGAGATCACCAGTTCTTTTTCTGCCAGGTTGAACTTCCCGTGCATCTCGGTGAGGCACTGGTTCAAAAAGTGGATCAGCTTTGGTTCATGCGCAGTTGGGATCGTTCCGCAACCTTCGCCGCCGATCGCCAGGTTGCTCAAAACCCCATAAGACAGGCTTTCAAATATCTCTGAAACTTGCATTCTCTGTTCCGATCCGGTTCAGACGATGTACGAGGAGATCGCGTTATCCAGGTCACCGTCTTCGTCATCCATTTCCCAGTGATCATCTTTGGCTCTCACTGGTGCGTCTTCGCTCGGTTTCCAGGGCATCATGTGCATAAGCATGGAAATCGTATCGAGCGCGTCATCTTTGCCTTTCAGTCCGTTGATCGTCGCCAACGAGATTTCAGACATGAATTCTTTCATGATCTTCGTGGCCTTCATTTCTTCGGGGAAATACATTTTCCCTGCTTTGAAGAACGGCACTACGAGGTTGAATCTTGAAAGCTTATTGGTGGTCGGTCTGACCCCAGGCTTTCCCTTCTCCTGCGCGAAATTGAACCAGATATTCCGGGCCATCATCTCTTGCTGGAGCCAGTGAATGAATGCGAGCTGCTGTCCTGTGACCTCGACGCCCACTTGTTGCGGGCGGTATTCAGAGGCAAATCGGAAGAGTGCATCCACACTTTTTTCCATGGTCTGGCGTTCACAAACACCGTCGACCCAGAACCAGTCACCGTTTGCGTTATAGGCCCAAACCGAGATGACCGAGAAGTCGGCCGTTTGAGTATCTGCAACCGCGAAATCAGTGGTGATATAAAAGTTGAACTTGCCTCGATTATCTAACAGACTTTTGCGTGAATACCAGCGAATTTCACTGTCTTGAACAAGCCGTTCTTCTTCAGATGATATTCTCAACATCAGCTCCTGATTAAACGCGCCTAGTTTCCCCGCAAGAACAGAGGTATCGTATTGATCCTTCACGAAGTCGTAGGTGAACCGGTCTTCCCAAGCGCCACGGAACTCTTCCCGGGTGCAGGGGTACTCCTCACAAACAGGCCATACGTTGACGTGCCAGGCTCCAGATTCCACAGCTTCGTAGAGGATGTCGGCTTTGTTAAAGGGCGTTCCGTTGAAGATGATCTTCCGTCTCTGGGGATCCAGAGCGTAGTCCACACCCTTGTAAATCGTGTCTTTGATCGACTCCATGGCGACGCGAGACTTGGAGTCATCATCTGATACCAAGTCGTCAAGCACAGCCAGGACAGGTCGTTTACCGAAGATCTTCGTACCGCGGAGACCTGTCTTTGCGCCGAACATCTTGCAGCCAAGGATGTTTCCATCCTTAGATTTGAACTGCAAATAGTTGTCGGTGAAGCTCACACCTTTTGCCGGCAGCCATTCCTGTAGGAACTCTGAATTCCAGTACCGGAATTCGATGTTCTTTCGGGCTGACTTCACACCGTTGTCCATCGAGTCGGACACGTAGATCATTCCGTCGATCTTCCCGAAGCCATCGATCTCGCCGAAGACAGCCACGTAGAGAACCAGGTATTCAAACATCAGCGTGGTCTTGGCCAATCCCCGGGCACAGAGGTTTGCGATCCTCTGCTTATTCCCGGCGATTTGATCCAGCATTGCGAGATGCACAACTGGAGTTAGGTTTTGCTCCCCCTCCCCGCCGTTCACGAGCTTGATGAAGTTCATGAACTTTAGGGCGAACGTTCCTGGGAGATAATGCCCAGAGTTCAATTCGTCATAGTTTACGAGATCTAGCCACTCATCGACTTCTCTCTTGGGGAGGGGTGGCATTACTGCATTGCCAACATGGTGTTGACGACCCGTGTATAAAGCAGATCTTTGTGCTTCTGGTCGTCCGGCAGCATCTCGTATGGGACCATACAAGGGTGCTCCTTTTTGTATGGGTCTTTGGATTTACCCATGCGCCAACCCTCTTTCAGTTTGTGGGCAAGCCAGCTCAAATGGCTATCTTT